CCAAATAGCATGAAAGACATGAGAGAAAAAGGCGCGGCTTACTTCTATGAACAACAAAAAAGATACAAAAGAGTATTCGATTTATTGAAGGAGAATGATGCCAACAGCAAACAAAAAACAAATTAAACCATTAGTAAGTATTATACCTATTGAACCAAAAGACGTAGAAAGGTTTTGGCCATTATGTGAATTTATGGTAACTGAAGCTTTAGCTTTTTCTGGTAAATATGCAGAATCATCTTGGGTATTTGAAGAACTTAAAAAAGACAATCTACAATGTTGGCTTATGTTTGGTTCAGATGAATCTGAAGAAAACAAAGTTTTTGGTATTACTGTTGGAAGAATTGCAGAGCTACCAAATTATTTACAATATGAAATATTAATTTGCACAGGTAAAAGAAGAGACTTGTGGGAAGATACATTAGTGAGATGTATTACAGATTTTGCTCAACAAAATAATTGTAAAAGAATGAGTATAATGGCCAGACCTGGTTGGGAAAAAATTTCTAAAAAATGGGGATGGAAGAAGAAACATGTACAACTAGAGAAATGGATATAATATGAGTTTTTTTGGCGGAGGAAGATCGCAAGCACCAGCAACACCAACTTCACAAACACAGTTTGTAAGAGAAGCTCCGGGTATTGAAGAAAGAAAAATAGAATTAATGGATATTGCGCGTCAGGTGGCGCAAGATCCTATTAACTTACCAGATATACAAGTTGCACCTTTGTCCGCTCTAGAGCAACAAGGTATTAAAGCTGCAGGTCAAACAGGTGTTGGAGCAGGAACTGTTAATCAAGGTATTGCACAAATACAACAAGCAGCAGCACCAATCGGTGCTTCACAGATACAACAATATTTTAATCCTTTCCAATCGTATGTTACAGATGAAATTGCTAGACAAGGTCAAATGATGCAAAATCAATTAGGTGCACAAGCAATTGGGGCAGGAGCTTTTGGTGGTGGTAGAGAAGGTGTTCAACAAGCTGAGCTTCAAGGAAGAACTTTAGAAGCGATGGGTAGAGCACAACAAGCTGGTTTTAATACTGCACTTGGTGCAGCTCAAAGACAACAACAAGTTGGTTTATCTGCAGGTCAACAACTTGGTCAAATGGGCTTGGGTCAACAACAAATGGCGCAAGCAGACATTAATCAATTATTTTCTGCTGGTGGAGTTCAAAGACAATTAGCTCAACAAGCATTAGATGCACAAAGACAATCTACATTACAACAACAATATGAGCCTTATCAAAGAGCTGAGTTTCTTGCAAACCTTTACGCTGCAGGACCTAAAACACAATCAGGTGTTACTATGGGTACAACACCA